GTTGAGTACGGTCAGTACAGCGTCATTCTGTTGGTGGAGGGCTTTCCTCCGTCACATGCCGGGACCATCACCGTGTATGAAGATTCTCAACCCGGTACGCTGAATGATTTTCTCGGTGCCATGTCGGAGGATGACGTCCGGCCGGAGGCACTGCGCCGTTTTGAACTGATGGTGGAAGAGGTGGCGCGTCACGCTGAGGAGGCGAAGAAGAATGCCGGAGAGGCGGAGACGTCAGCGAGGAATGCCGGCATATCAGCCAGTCAGGCAGAAGAGAGCGCTGCAAATGCTGACACTTCAGCAGGGGAGGCATCGGAGTCAGCCCGGCAGGCGGCAGAAAGTGCAGCCGCTGCAAAGCAGTCAGAGGAAGCGTCCTCGTCCTCGGCTTCTGCGGCCGCTCAAAAAGCCAGTGAGTCATCACAAAGTGCAGCAGAAGCTGAATTGTCAAGAAAGACGGCAGAAAGTGCAGCCGGTAATGCAGCCAGGGATGCAACGACCGCAACAGAAAAAGCCCGGGAGTCAGCAGAAAGCGCACAGTCAGCGGAACAAAGCAGGATAGCGGCGGAAGAGGCCGTAAACCGAATCCCCACCGTGGTGGGACCTCCCGGGCCAAAGGGGGAACAGGGGCCCGCGGGTCCTCAGGGGCCGAAGGGTGATAAGGGAGAGCGCGGTGACACCGGCCCTGTCGGGGCAACCGGTGAACGGGGACCGGGAGGTGATGCTGGTCCGGCAGGTCCGCAGGGGCCGAAAGGTGACAGGGGAGAGCGGGGAGAGACCGGTCTGACGGGAAATGCAGGTCCACAGGGTCCAAAGGGAGATACCGGTGCGGCAGGCCCACAGGGACCGAAAGGAGAAACAGGTGACGGCTGGCCCGGTGGGGGCAACCGGGACCTCAGGGACCAAAGGGCGACCCGGGGGAGACGGCAAATACGGTTCCGTCTGGGGCCGGGAAACATTATTGAGACAAACAGCAATGGCTGGTTCCCGGATACAGATGGTGCGCTCATCACCGGACTGACCTTTCTTGACCCCAAAGATGCCACACAGGTTCAGGGGCTGTTTCGGCATTTGCAGGTCAGGTTTGGTGACGGGCCGTGGCAGGATGTTAAGGGGCTGAATGAAGTGGGCAGTGATACAGGCAGAACAGGAGAATGACATGAACATACTGAAAAAACTTATGCAGCGTCTGTGCGGGCACGGAAAGCATGATGACCGTGAACACGGGGGGTTACTTACAGCACAACTGCGACTGGGGCCGGCAGACATCCTGGAGTCAGATGAGAATGGCATTATCCCGGAGCAGGACAGGGTAATCACGCAGGTGGTGATACTGGATGCGGATAAAAAGCAGATACAGTGCGTGGTAAGACCGCTGCAAATCCTGCGTGCTGACGGGACGTGGGAAAATATTGGCGGGATGAAGTAACCCGACAGCTTCACAAAACCGGAGTCCGGCTCCGGTTTTTGTGTTGCAATGTCCGTGGGATATTTGTTAAGTAGATGATAGAGGTGCTAATTCAACAGGGAGATAAATTAATGCCGATAAATCTGACATCTTATTTGGGGTTACAGGGGGCGAAAGTTGTCCCGGCAGTTGTTTTTTCTAAAATTTAGTCTTGTTGGGGTAAATGACATATGCCATTGATAACATCCAGCATTTCATCAAATGTTACTTTGCAGAGTATTGAAATATTACGTGAAGCTGCCAGACAAAACCTGATAACGAAAGATATTACTATAAATGGGCAGAAAGTTGGTATTCATTATTATCAACGCCCTGACGTTTTTTTAGTTTCTGGTTGTAAGCGAGTGAATTGGTGGCACTGAAATATATAAAACCATATTAAGTATCAATATGAAAATTCCCGTTCTCCAACCTGGCTTCAACTTTTTTGCCCCTGCTGGATACTCTGCTGCCGTTGCTCCTAATCGTGCTGAAAATGCCTATGCGGATTACGTTTTGGATATAGGTAAGCGAATACCGCTTTCCGCAGCAGATTTAAGCAACGTATACGAAAGTGTAATTCGCGCCGTCCATGACAGCCGTAGCAGGCTCATCGATCAGCATACGGTCGATATGATTGGCAACACTGACTTGATGCGTTGAGCCGATCACAAACATTTCGTGATGCCGTAAGCTATGGCATTCATAATGAGGAGGTACACATTGGTTGCATTAAATACAGAAACGAATACGAGCTTAACGGAGAATCTGCTATCAAAATTGATGATATTCAATCACTAACCTGTAACGAATTATATGGATACGATGTCGGGCAAGAACCAATTCTCCCCATTTGCGAGGCAGGAGAAATCGAGAACGAAGAGCCTTATGTCAGTTTTAGTGTTGCGCCAGATACTGATTCTTATGAGATGCCATCGTGGCAGGAAGGACTGATTCACGAGATTATTCATCATGTTACTGGGGCCAGCGATCCATCTGGAGATAGTAATATAGAGCTAGGACCCACCGAGATTCTCGCACGTCGTGTCGCTCAAGAGCTGGGATGGAGTGTTCCCGACTTCAAAGGATATGCAGATCCAGAACGAGAAGCTCATCATTTACACAGTACTGCTAAAAAATTATTAAGGAAAGCGCGGCACTTCGTATGTAAGAACGTGTCGCGGCTGTCTGATGGACGTTCGATAGCGCGGGTAATGACTCCAACTTATTGATAGTGTTTTATGTTCAGATAATGCCCGATGACTTTGTCATGCAGCTCCACCGATTTTGAGAACGACAGCGACTTCCGTCCCAGCCGTGCCAGGTGCTGCCTCAGATTCAGGTTATGCCGCTCAATTCGCTGCGTATATCGCTTGCTGATTACGTGCAGCTTTCCCTTCAGGCGGGATTCATACAGCGGCCAGCCATCCGTCATCCATATCACCACGTCAAAGGGTGACAGCAGGCTCATAAGACGCCCCAGCGTCGCCATAGTGCGTTCACCGAATACGTGCGCAACAACCGTCTTCCGGAGACTGTCATACGCGTAAAACAGCCAGCGCTGGCGCGATTTAGCCCCGACATAGCCCCACTGTTCGTCCATTTCCGCGCAGACGATGACGTCACTGCCCGGCTGTATGCGCGAGGTTACCGACTGCGGCCTGAGTTTTTTAAGTGACGTAAAATCGTGTTGAGGCCAACGCCCATAATGCGGGCAGTTGCCCGGCATCCAACGCCATTCATGGCCATATCAATGATTTTCTGGTGCGTACCGGGTTGAGAAGCGGTGTAAGTGAACTGCAGTTGCCATGTTTTACGGCAGTGAGAGCAGAGATAGCGCTGATGTCCGGCGGTGCTTTTGCCGTTACGCACCACCCCGTCAGTAGCTGAACAGGAGGGACAGCTGATAGAAACAGAAGCCACTGGAGCACCTCAAAAACACCATCATACACTAAATCAGTAAGTTGGCAGCATCACCGATAGCGCGAGTTTGAATGAAAATCAGCCGGAGATGATTTTACATAATTGCTACGGAATTATTCAATACAGGAATTGCTTGTGTATGCATGGATTGACCTGAAATATTCCCGAAAATTTCTCTAAAAAACTCGAAAAAAATGGTAACTAATTGAATGTATTAATATGTAATAGTACGTGTTAGAGATTAAAAGATGAGCATGAATTTATTTAACACATTAATTCTAAAAGATTTTGTCGTTTGTTGACGAAAACAGGAATCGTGTTCGGTCTCTTTTTATCTGTTAAAAGCCAGAAGCATTTCCTTCGCTGACTTTATAGTCAACCATAACACACACTCTACTGTCTGAGTCCAGCGTTTTTTAACATTCTTGTTAAGATTATGTGATCTTTAGCGCGGGAGGAAAATATTGATGAAACAGCCTGCGCCCGTTTATCAGAGAATTGCGGGTCATCAATGGCGACATATCTGGCTTTCTGGCGATATACACGGTTGTCTTGAGCAGTTGCGCCGCAAATTATGGCATTGTCGTTTTGATCCGTGGCGAGATTTACTTATCTCAGTAGGAGACGTTATCGATCGTGGGCCGCAAAGTTTACGTTGTCTGCAGTTACTGGAACAACATTGGGTTTGTGCGGTAAGAGGCAATCATGAACAGATGGCGATGGATGCGCTGGCATCCCAGCAGATGTCTTTGTGGTTGATGAATGGCGGCGACTGGTTTATTGCGCTGGCAGATAATCAACAGAAACAAGCGAAAACGGCGCTGGAAAAATGTCAGCATTTGCCCTTTATTCTTGAAGTACACAGTCGTACCGGCAAACATGTTATTGCTCATGCCGATTATCCAGATGATGTTTATGAATGGCAAAAGGACGTTGATTTGCATCAGGTCTTGTGGAGCCGCTCGCGATTAGGTGAACGCCAAAAAGGGCAGGGAATTACAGGTGCTGATCATTTCTGGTTTGGTCATACACCGTTGCGACATCGCGTGGATATTGGCAACCTGCATTATATTGATACCGGTGCTGTCTTTGGGGGCGAACTGACTCTTGTGCAATTGCAATAATTAAAAATCACCATACTCCTGTGCTGGTCGCCAGAAACCATCTATAAAATCCTCAATCGGAAAACAACCGCCATGGCGGATCCGTTGATCGCTCATAGAATAAAGACACTGCTGTTCCGTGTTGTAGACATCCACAACAATATCTTCACAACCGCCATCCAGGTAGCAAACAAAAAGTACCAGCGCGAACATTTCATCCCCGAAGTGTGGTGCCGTACCGTTAAGTTTAGGAGAGATTTTACAACGGGGGAATAACCAGGACAAATAACCCGCCAT